GGCCGAGTCTCGGGAGCGGACGTAGCTGAACGCGCCGAGACTGGAGCTTTCATCGCGAGGGGTTTGCTTTCCGGCGCTGATGTCGCGGAGTTCGTGGAGGCCGGAACGTTGCAGGCCCGAATCATCCTGTCCGGCACTTACTCGAAGGACGGAACGAAGACCGGCGCTTTGATCGCGTCAATGCGCCTTTCCGGTGTTGACGTTTCGACCTTCGCCGAGGCGGGCGCTCTCCTCACCGGCATGATCCTCGCTGGCACGAGCTTGAAGGAGCAGCCCGGTAAGGCCGGTTCTCTCGTCTCGACTACAAGGTTGTCGGGCGCTGACGTGTTTACCGCAGCCGAGGCGGGTTCTTTGCTGGCGGACACGCTGCTGTCTGGGTTCGACCTGTTCGAACAGCCGGTGACGGGTTCGCTCGTCGCTGATACGAACCTCTCGGGTGCAGATGTCGCTGAGCGCGTGGAAACGGCGCTGCTTGCTGCTCGCATGATCCTGGCCGGTGTCGACAACCCGGAATACATGGAACTCGGTTCCCTTCTCATGGACACGCTGCTGGCGGGGGCGGACGCCGCGTCGAGCACCGAGACGGGGGCGCTTCTCTCTGGACTCCGTACGTTTGGCGTAGGAATCAAGCTGGGCGCGGGCAAGGACGGCTCCCTGGTGGCCCGCCCGGTTCTCTCCGGAGCGGACGCGGCCGAGAGAGTGGAGACAGGAAGCGTGGTCATGGACACGAGCCTGACGGGGGCCAAGTCGTACACTGCGCAAGAGGCCGGAACGTTGGCCACGGCGGTGTTCGGCTCGGGCGCGGACGCGTACACAGCGGTCGAATCTGGATCGCTGGTTACAGAAACGGATATGGGCGCCGTCCGGCTGCACGAGTATACTAGGACCGGCGCGCTCGTCGCGGCTGGGTTGCTCGCAGGCGAGGCCATTTCACGAGCGCTAGGTCTAATCCACGAGTACATTCAAGGCGGCAGAGTTGGCGGTACTGGACAGGGCAGTGTCAGCGGTGGTAAGATGGGTGGCGTGTCCAGCCCCAAGCCAGGTACGGCAAAAAGGAGGATGAAGTAATGTTCATTGTAACTCTCGAGGGTTTCATCCCCCTGCCGCGCTTCGATGGGGAGCCGTTCCTCAACGCACGGATCGAAGAGGCTTCCACGGCCGATGGACCTTGGGGCGACCTCGGCCTGTTCCCTCTCTCCCCCCTTGACGCCGATCCGTCGAACCCGATGGCGCGGAGCTTCACGGTCGACAACGCGACGCTGGAACACGGTTGGTACCGGGTCGTCTTCATCGACGCCGACGCCGACACCGTTACGGTCGGCCCGGTTCAGAACGTACTGGATCCGGTCGAGTCGTACCGCGCTTCGGTCCAGGACGTGGCCGATCTTCTCCGCGCCCGGACGCTGAGCCAGAACGGTGTCGAGATTGGGACCTTCGCCGATCTTACTCGCCCGACCGACGAGCAGGTCCTTCGTCTGATCGACAAGGCGCAGGGCGATGTCTCAGCGCGGATCGGACTCTCCGTCCCGTCGATGTTCATCCACGACGCGCAGAATCTCGTGGCTATCCGTGCCGCGATGTACGTGGAACTGAGCTACTTCCCGGAGCAGATCCGGGCAAACAAGTCCGTCTACCCCGAGCTTCTCGCGCTCTGGGACCAGCAGCTTGCCGCGCTCATCGCGAGCATCGAAGCAGCCGGTGAAGACGGACTCCTCGAAACAGGCGAACTCGGTTCGGCCCTCGCACCGGCGTACAGCTTCCCGGTGAACGAAGGCGGGCTGGTTGGCTGGGACACGGTGATGTAGTTGCAGTTCAGAATCGTCACTTTCGGCGCGAAACAGGCATCGGCCCGCCTTACCAACATCGGTAACCGAGCGGTCAATGCGAGGCCCGCGTTCGAAGAGATTTATCTCACGATCCTCGATATCGTCGATGAGATTTTCGACACGGAGGGTGAGCGCGGCGGTCGCGAGGGGTGGCTCGGTCTGACGCCCGGTCACCTTCGCTACAAGGCCAAGCATAACAAGGACCTTCGCATCCTGAGAATGGATGGCGACCTGCATGCATCGGTGACGAAGTTCAAGCACCCGCAGCAGTTCTCGCGCATCGCGAAGGATCATATCGTCTTCAAGTCCACTGTGCCGTTCGCTGACGTGCACTTCCATGGACAGAAAAAGAAGGGTCCTGGCAGCCGCACCCCAGGTACCGGTGCTTTCACTCGCGGCGTCCCCGCCCGTCCGTTCATCTACTTCACGGAGCAGGATAGGCGGGCGTTCGCTAAGGAGATCCTCCAGCACTTGATCAAGACGAAGCAGCTGAGGCCGACGGCATGACGGTCATCAGACCAATCATCACAGCTGCACAGGTCGAAGACGCCGTGAAGTTGACGCTGCAGACGTGGTTCAACACGTATCTGCGTGAGATTGAGATTCAGGGTGGTCTGACCGCGCTGGAGCTTCCCCTCCCTCGGTCCTATACGGTGGTCAACGAGCTTGACGACTTCCCCGAGCTACAGCTTCCTCGTGTCCTCATCATCAGCCCTGGTACGGTTGGCGATCCACGAGCCGAGGGCGACGGGACGATGACGTTCTTCTGGCGTGTGGGGATTGGGATCGTGGCCCAAGGGAACACAAGGGAGACAACGAACAGAAACACCAAATTGTATGCAGCCGCCGCCCGTGCTATACTACTACAGAAGCAGGGGCTGGGTGGTCTGGCTACCAACATCGACTTGGAAAGCGAGGAATATGACGAGTACAGTCCAGATCAGAGCCGCACACTCGGAGTCGCATCACTCGTGACCATCGTGACGATTCCTGGAGCCGTCAATCGCAGGGGTGGTCCTGCGGTTGCTGTGCCGCCCGATCCGGACACGATCCCGGGTAGCAACTGGCCCATCGCTACAACCGCCGACATCGAAATCACCAGGGAATAGGAGGCGACGATGGAGTTTCGAATGGTAGGTGATCACCCAGAGGACCTGCACGATGGTCGTCAAGTCGCCTTTGGTGACTTCTTCGATCTGACCAAGGAGGACCTCCGGGAAGATCTGATCGAGGACCTGATCGCAGCGGGGAAGATCGTTCCCAACGGAAGTGCTGCGGAGAAGGAACACGATCTAGCAGCAAAGCGAGCATCCGCTCGTGAAGACAGGGTGGAGGAGCAGCAGCAGGAGTCCGAAGCCGCAACCAGCGACTTGGAGGAGGATCAGTAAATGGCGCGTCCAGGAACACTGGTCACGATCCGCGAGACTCCAGTCCCTCGCTCTGCCCCGACCGACACGGGAACGTGGTTCGTCGCAGGCCAGACCGAGAGAGGACTGGTCACGCCTCAGGCTGTCGGCTCCATGGCCGATTACACGCGGATCTTCGGCGCTCGCGTCTCGTACGGCATGCTGTACGACGCACTCGAAGCGTTCTTCCGTGAGGGTGGCCGCAAGGCTTACGTCGCACGGACAGTTGGCCCAGCTGCAACGACGGGCTTTCTCAACCTGATGGACAACGCGGCGGCGATTTCGCTTCGCGCCGACGCACTCGGCCCGGGTGCTTTCTCCTCATCGATCACCGTTCAGGTGTCGGCCGGAGTCGCGGGCGGCACGTTCGTTCTCACCGTCCGCGAGAGCGGTGTCGTCAAGGAGGTTTCTCCGGATCTTGTCGACCAGGCCGCTGCCATCGCGTGGGCGCAGTACAGCAACTACATCAGGCTCTCGCTGGGTGCATCAGCCCTCGACCCACAGGTCGCAGCGGCGACGGCTCTCTCGGCAGGGACCGATGACCGGGCGAACATTCTCGACGCGCACTACGAGACTTCGCTCAACCGGTTCAGCAGGGACCTCGGTCCCGGCCAGGTGTCGATCCCGGGACGGACGACGACCCAGAGCTACACCGATCTGCTGGAGCATGCGAACGCGAACATGCGGGTCGCACTTCTGGACGCGGCGGACACCGCAACCCAGGCGACGCTCCTTGCGGCAGTTGCCACGCTACGCGGCGTGAATGGCCGGTTCGCCGGTTACTTCTGGCCGTGGGTGCGTATTCCGGGCCTCACGTCAGGGACGACCCGCACGGTTCCGCCGTCGGCGTTCGTGGCAGGCAAGGCAGCTGCCAGTGACGTGAGCAACTCCCCCAATCGGGCCATCGCCGGCCGATTCGGTGAACTGACCAGCGCGGTCAGCCTGTCGCAGGACAACCCGCTCGACTCGGAGCGGACGACGCTGAACGACGCTGGCGTGAACGTGATCAAGCCGCTGGCAGGAGGGTTCCGGATCTACGGATTCCGCTCCCTCTGCGACCCGATTGCCGATCCTCGGTGGAAGGCGCTCGGCGGTGCAAGGCTCATCATGGCGTTCGACGCTCGCGCCCAGGTGATCATGGAGAACTACGTGTTCGAAGAGATCGATGGGCAGGGCCGAATGTTCGCACGTCTCGACGGAGAGTTGACGGATCTGGCGAACGAGTACTACATCGCCGGTTCCCTCTACGGCAGGACTCCGGCCGAGGCGTACAACATCGACACCGGCCCGTCGGTTAACACGCCAGCGACCATCGACGCCCTGGAGATTCACGCGCTTGCCGCGCTCCGGATCAGTCCGATGGGCGAGTTCGTGCAACTGGAACTGGTCCGCGTCTCGGTTTCGGAGGAGGTGGCATAACGCATGGAAGGAGCAACCAGGTCAGATACCTACGAAGTGAGTGTCTCCATCGCGGGGATCAACTTCGGGGTGTGGGATCAGCTGGAGGGTGGAGATGTCGACTCCGAGGAGTTGACGTATCGCCCAGGCGGGATGAAGGATCCGGTCTCCCTCGGTGGTTCGCGCACCGTGGAGAACTTCACGATCCGGCGTCTCTACCGTCTCGGCCGCGACCATATCGAGTCCGACCGGCTCATCCAGTGGGTCGGCAAGGCTCAGGTCGTCGCGGTCAAGCAGCCGCTCGACATCGACGCCAACGCATGGGGCAAGCCGATCACGTATCGGGGAATCCTCAAGCGGGTGTCGTTCCCGGACCACAACTCGGAGTCGAACGACGCCGGGTTGCTGGAACTGGAGTGCACGACCGACGGCATCCCGACCGGAATGCCGCGTCCGTAACAACGCTCACACACGGGAGGAAACATGAGCGAAGTCACCGAGGTTGATGTCGTGGAGGAGGAGCCGACTTATGGCTCCTCCCCCATGGACCTCATCCGCAAGCGTCACCAGGAGTTGGTCGAGGACGACTCGATCACCCTGCCCATCGAGCCGTACGACGGCATGCTTCACGTCAAGTACAAGATGCTCGATATCCAGCACGACGTGGCCGCGATCAACGCTCGGGTCACGAAGGAGTCGAAGAATCCGATCCAGCAGGCGTTCCTCGGAGCGTTGGACACGATGAGCCGTGCCTGCGTCGAGATTTTCTTCAACCGTGCTGCCCCTGGCGAGGAGCCGGACCTGGTTCCGCTCAGCGAGAACTTCGGTCCGGACGAGCCGCCTGTCCGTTACGACATTCGGCTGGGCGAGTTCCTCGGTCTCTCAGGCGACCAGCTGGAGAAGATGAAAGTGAGGGGCGTGATCCTTCACCTGTTTGGCGGCAAAGAGCCGCTGGTCCTTGCTCACAGCCGACAGCTGACTGGCTGGTTCACCGGTCAGAGTGAGGAGGCAGCGGAGACGCTGGAGGGGGAAATGTAAGGGGGACCCCCGCGCCACGTGAAG